GTTCAGGAGGTGGAGGTCACCACCTACGACGGCGGTGGAGAGGTCGTCAAGCAGGAGAAGTTCTGGGAGGTCTGCCGCAGGCTCTCGGACGCCGAGTCGATCCGGCTCAAGAACAACGAGATGACCAACGGCTTCCTCGTGAAGGATCTCACGGTCCCCGGTGCCAGGTTGCGGAAGGAATAGGGTTCTGGTACAGTATCCAGCATAGTTACCTCGTTTTGGACCTGCTTTGCTGGCGTCCAGACGAATCACGGGTCATGGCTGCGTCAACAGTCATGACCCTTTTCTTTGCGCCTCTAGTTGTTTCTCTCACAGCAACGAGCCGACTGCCCTGCCATGCCAGTTACGATCATCCGTGGGAATCCCACGATCAGATCACTGGAGGGCCACATGGCACTTTCGTTTACTGCTACCCTGCGCAGCAACAGGGCGGACGAGATCACGGCGGCAGTTGGGGGCTCTGGGCTCCTTCGCATTTATGATGGCACGGTCCCTGCCAATGTTGGGACGGCGATCAGCGGTCAGACACTGTTGGCCGAGTTGACCTGCAACGCCACCTTCGCCCCGGCGGCTTCCAATGGCGTGCTGACGCTTAACTCCATCACGCAGGACTCGTCAGCGAATGCGACTGGTACTGCGACCTTTTTCCGATTGACCACCTCAGGCGGCACTGCCGTGGTTCAAGGAACCGTGACAGCCACTGGCGGCGGTGGAGACTTGACGTTGAATACTACGTCGATCTCCAGTGGTGCTGCCGTCTCCATCACCAGCTTTGTTATCACCGAAGGCAATGCCTGATGAATGCTGAACAGATCAGGGCCGCGATCCTGGCTGACCCGGATCTCCGCTTGGCTATCGAGCAGGGAGACGACCAGCTGGTGGCCGATGCGCTATCCCTGCTGGCGGACCCGGAGCCGACTGGTGAGCTGTACACGGAGCGGGCCGTGTTTGCAGCGGTCGGTCCCATCATGGGCGAGTCAATCTTCTCCAAGCTGGAGAGCTTCGCCTCCACTGGCAACAGCGGATCGTCCGTGGTGGCGAGGGGTCTTCGGTGGTTGCATCCATCGAACGGGGGGCTAGACTTTCAAAACTCCGATGTCAAGCAGATGCTCGCTGGTCTCAATGTCGCAGGGATCCTGTCGGCAAGTGAGTTGGACGCGCTGAACCAGCTGGGTACGCGACCTGGTCAGGTGACTATCTCTGAGGTCGGTGAAGCAGTGTCCCCCTGGCGGCCAGACGGCAAAATCCAACCGATCCCGAGCGAGGTGTAACGCATGGCACTGCCCGACTATGTAGAGATCACACAAGGCACGGCAATCGTGTTCGGGGAGAGTGGTGCATCTGGCGTGACGCACACGCTGAGTTTTGATGGGCAGGCAAACGCTACAGCGCAGATGAGTGCATCGGCAGACCTCGGTGCGAACTACGCTGACGAATACTTGGTCTTCTTTCGCATCGAAACCGGGACTGCCCCCACTGCCGGTAACACCATGGACCTCTACTTGGTGTCAAGCTACGACAACACTAACTGGCCTGCTAAGGTGACTGGCAGTGCTGGCTCCTACACGCTCGGCACGAGTGACGCCAATATCAAACAGGCTGGACCTCCAGTGTCTGTGCTGATTGCAACGGCAGACACCAACACCGTGCTAGAGCAGCAGCCAGTGATCTGGCGACCTCGCGGACGGTATGTGGTGGCGATTGCCGACAACAACCTGGGGCAAGCGGTCAGGGATGAGACTACTGCCACCGACAATGGCTCTCGTGTGATCCTGGTTCCGCGACGAGTGGTCATTAACGAATAGGCCACCAATGCGGTATCCCAGCTGGTCCGATTACGCAACTGGAGATCAGAGCGATGCTCCGCACCTGCATCGCAACCTCTGGGCTGCGTGGATGCCGATGCTGGGCTCGACAGGCTCAACCCTCTTCGATGTTGGGCCTCGTGGCTACCACGCTGCTGCAAATAATCGAACCAATGCAACCGACTGGGTGACGAAGCAGTTTAGCTCGGCCTATTTCCAAGAGGCGAACTCCTCTGGGAGATTCATTCCTCCAGCTTCTTCATCGCTCCTTGGTCAGGGTGAGGCAACGATCTCCTGTTGGGTGTGGTTGGTCGCCACTCCAGCGACGACTGGAGCGATCTATCAGGACACTGCTACTGGACTGACTGGTGCAAGGTTTGGCCTGCTGTGGACTAATGCAGGCAACATCCAGTTCCAGATGCGTGACCCATACACGCAGCGATCACTGAGCCCATTGACTGCTTCGGTCACGACCGACACTTATGGCCGATGGTCTCATTGGTGTGCAACTTACTCAGCAGCGCAGGCGACGATCAATCTTTATCGAGATGGAGTCTCCGTCCGCACGGCTGCCAACAGCGGCGATGTGATTCGTTCCACATCAGTCTATGGGATCGGCATTGGCGGACGCATCAGTTCAGCTGCTGCTGAAGCGTCGAATGATCTGTATATAGCAGACATCCGGCTGTGGAATCGTTCTCTCAGCAGTGAGGAAGTTCGAGAGCTTGGTTCTGGACCTGGGGCAGGCTTCCGCCGCAGGAGCATGCTGTCTCGTGTCGCTATATCGCTAGGCGCAGAGACGATCACAGGCAGTAGTGCAGTAAGCACAGATGCAGCGACATCATCCGCGTCTGGCCTGCAAACGATCACGGGGTCGGCATCGGCTTCGACAGACACTTCTGTTTGCTCGGCTTCAGGCCAAGTTAAAGTAGTTGGTTCAGCATCGACGACGCCTGGCGATGCTTCTTCGGCTGCCAGTGGTTTGGTCGCTGTAATTGGAACTGCTTCGAGCGTCACTGGCGACTCCAGCTGTTCCTCTGCTGGGATTGTCAGTGTGTCTGGCGCAGCATCAGCGACAACCGACAATGCCACATCGTCAGCTGTAGGCGGATCTGGATTCTTTGGATCTGCATCCGTTCAGCTAGAGCAAGCTGTTTCTCAGTGTGCCGCAGTTGTTTCGAGTATTGGATCGGGTGCTGCATCCACTGACTGCCAATGCGGTTCTAGTGGATTGGTCACAGATGTCGGCTCTTCATCGGTAACAACGGAAGACGCGCTGGCTTCAGCGTCCGCATTTTTCGGGCTCATTGGAACAGGCTCTTCGACAACAGATGCATCGGCTAGTGCAGCTGGTGTTGTGAGCATTATCGCGATAGGGCTGGCGACTACTGGCAACTCTATCTCACAAGCCACAGGCGGAATCCCGACTCAGGGTTCAGTGGCAGTAACACTTGAGTCCGCATACTGCATTAGTGCTGGAGTGGTCAAAGAGATTGATGTTGTGCTGGATGCCTCTGTAGAACTAACAGAGTTGTCGGGAGGTATATCGGTCCCCTCGGTCCAGGGCCGCGTAAGATACGACGTATTGGAGGGTCGCAAGATATGGCCGTAAGGGTGATCTACCAGAATGACACGAGGCACCTGCTGTTGCAGATTGCTGACCCTCGCGATCCATCAGGGATCTACGACCTGTCGTTTGCTCAGACAATCGAAGTTGCCATTGGCGATTGTCCTGCAGGTGCTATCCAGACATTTACATTCCCTGCTGCCGCAGTGACGGTTGGTCCACCAGCCAATGGAGAGGTATCGTTAACGCTGGATCCAGCCCAGACAGCTTTGCTTCCAGAGGGCAAGCATGAGCTGCGGGTCCGTGTGCTTGAAGCAGACGGTGACAGGTACACCGTGTACACCGAAGTTGTGCTTGTGAAGTGTTCGCTTTGATGAAGCGAAGGATGGGGGGCTTCCTGTGACTGCAACTGTCGACACTACGCAGCTAGCATCGATGCTTGCCCAGGCCAGTACGATTGGTTGGGGGCGAGTCGCCATGGGCGAGAACTTCCATGCCTACCCGTGGCTGCGTGTGCTCGAACATAAGTACCTTTTGCCGCTTGAGCTAGGTCAAATAAAAAGGTTGGCGATCTCTGCTCCAAGCCAGCATGGGAAATCCACGGTTGCCGCGAATCTATTTGCCAGCAGGTACTTGGCGAAGAATCCAGACAAGCATGTGACCATCGTTTCTTACGGTGATGACCGCGCACAAAACATTGGATCGCAATGCCGCGACCTGCTTACCGAGCATGGGCATCTGTTCAACGTCGAGGTGGATAAGGGCAATCGCTCGAAGGTCCATTGGTTCTTGCACGGCCACCGTGGCAGCATGCGTTCGGTTGGTTGGGGCTCTCCACTCACGGGTTTCCCATCAGACCTCTTGGTGATCGACGACATCTGCAAGTCGATGGAAGAAGCGTTGTCCTCCACCTTCCAGGCGAAGTGGATGCAGTTCTGGCAGGCCGTTGCCAGTCAGCGTCTCTCGAAGGATGCGAGAGTCTTGCTGATTGGAACCAGGTGGTCGCCAGACGATCTGATCGGTCAGATCCTTAGGGAGAAGCGCACCTACGGCCCGCAGTGGAGTGAGGCGGTCTTCAAGGCTATCGCCACCGAGGACGAGGTCGACCACAAGGGAGAAGTCTGGAGGAAGGAGGGCGATCCCCTCTGTGCAGATCTGCACCCCATCGAACAGCTGCTGGAGGCCAAGCACACGTTCCCCAGGCATATCTGGGAGACGATGTACCAGGGCAACCCGGTCACGCCCGATGGAAACCTGTGGGACGGCAATCTGTTTGTGGACACGGACGAGCATCCTATGTGGTGCGACGAATTGCCATCCGACATCCTCTATTGCACCATTGCGGTCGATCATGCCCTTGGTCGCGACCTGAAGAACTCTGACTACTCGGCCATCGTGGCACTGGCTGTGAGCAAAACTTCCGAGCGTCTTTATGTTAAGGCATCGCTGGAGCGCACAGGGCCGGACCAGACCATCGATAGGTTGATCGATTTCATCCGAGACCTGCCGGTGCAGCCCGACATCATTGGATCGGACGCCAATCAGTTCCAGAGCTTTATCGTCAACATCGCAGCGGATCGCCTTCAGGATGCGGGCATTGTCACCCCAATTGTCCCCATTGAAGAAGATATGCGTGTAAACAAAGAGAATCGAATTATGGAGTTGGACGGTTCTGTCCGGCACCAGGATTTCCTATTCGTCCGTGACAAGGGGACGGAAATCCTCGTATCCCAGCTAAAGGCATTCCCCCACGGGCGACATGATGATGGGCCTGACGCCCTGCACATGGCAGCCAAGATGATGAGGATGATCGCGGAATGATTGACGAATCTGTAAGCGGTGAACTCCAGATCATGGAGCAGTTATCCAATCGCCTGGGCGGGCTGACTAGAGAGGCCATGTGCCAGTCAGGCTGGAACGGCTTTGGCACGTTCGGCTACTGGGATGACAGCGGCAAACGGCTGCCGTACTACGACTCGACCAGCATGGACCACATGTACCGTGTTGGCTTCGAGCTGTGGCGGTTCCCGATCATCAAGGCCATGATCGAGCATCTGATCAGTTATTGCGTGGCGAAGGGTCATAAGTACATCCCCCAGCGAAAGACGGGGAAGTCAGTGACCCAAAGCACCCTGACTCGGATCGAGGGTGCCATCGAAGACATCATGGAGGAGGTGGACCTAGGCAACGCCACGGGCTGGTACTTGCTGCAAGAGGAGACCGTCCGCCGCCATTACCGGGACGGCCAGTGGTTCCGCAAGTTCGGATTCTACGCTGACGGCAGGCTCTGGGTCCGGTTCATCGAGCCCATGGACATCAGGCCACCATCCTTCTTGCCAACCTCCGTTTCCAGCACTGGCCCTGTCGATCAGGTGCGACTGGTCAATATCTCGGGCCAGGTTGTCCCGGTCGTTGGCAGCACCGTCTGGCTGGGCGAGTTCGGGGTTGTCACCGATCTCAACGATGCCTGCAACATCATTGGCTACTGGAGGAGACGCATTCGCCAAAATGGCGAACTGGGAAAAGTTTCCGAGTATTTTTTTGAGCCTGCCTTAAACATCCAGTCTGGCAAGGCTGGGGTGGACATGAACGACCCCAGAGGGGTGCCTGCCTTCTACGATGTGTACTGCCATTGCAAGCAGTTGGAGGAGGTGATCAACGCCATGGTGGAGTTGGCGATCACCCAGTCCAGCTTCGCTGCGGTGTACACCCACAAGGCTGCGACCACTGCGGATGCACTGCGGAACATCGCTAAGCAGACCCAGAAGATGGTCCAAGAGAACGACGGCAGGCCCAATCCTGGGCAGATCGTGCATGTGAAGGGAGCCGAGTTGGAGCTTCCCGGCATGAACGTCCGTGCCACTCAATACGTTGAATTGATCCAGTCGCTTCAGAGAATTCTTGGAAATGTTTACGGAATCCCAGAATTTATGGCGACTGGTGACGCAAATACCGGCAATCGCTCATCGCTGATTGCAGCCGAAGGTCCGTTCGCTTTGCGTGTTCAGCGAGAGCAGAAGAACCAGTCCGCCCATGACGTTGACCTGATGTGGCAGGCAGTGGCGAGGAAGCTGGGGTGGACCCAGTCCAAGCTGGCATCGGTCCAGTCCAGTGTCCGCATTCGGGCAGAGTACCCGACCGCAGCCATCCGCGATTGGGCCAAGGAGATGAATGTCATGTTGGAGCTGTACAAGGAAGGCGTTGTGTCTGCTCAGCAGATCAATCGACGCATGGATGTTGATGACGAGCAGATGGTCTATGAGTTGAAAGTTCGAGAAGCAACTCCCACGAGGGCTCCGCAGCCTGCTGAGCCAAATAATCCGCAGTAAGGCTGTAAATGGAATTTAGCAGGGAAGCTAACAGCCTTTTTAAAATACTGGAGTGCCATGAAACCAGAACGACTTGTCGAGCAATTCGACTTTCGCGGATCAACAGTAGACCGCGAAAACTGGGTGATTAAGGGTGTAAAAGTCCTTGGTCGCACGAGTCGCAATGGCCGCATCTACGAGGACTCGGCCATCCGAGACTCCTCGCTGCTGTGCGAGAACTTGCCAGTTACGGTTCGTGGTGGACACAACCGTAATGACAGGGACTACCACAGCCAGAACGGCCAGCTGCGCAACGGCGAAGCCCGCAATCTTGGCACTGAGAAGGCAGCTAGTTATTACGACTGGCACCTCAATCCTGCGGACGAACTTACGGAGAAGATCTGCTACGACGCAGAGAACTTCCCCGAGAACGTCCCGCTCTCCCACGAGGTGAGCGTGTACCAGGGTGAAATGGACGAGCAAGGCGTTCTTCATGTTGAACGCCTGATTGAAGTCGACGGGGTCGCCGCTGTCTATCGAGGCGGGACGAACCGCTCACTGTTTGAATCGGAGACAGAAACGATGGATCTCAAGACCCTCAAGACGCAGCATGCCGAATTGATCGAGCAGTTGCGTACCGAAATCCTCGCCGAGGATACGGTAAAGAGCGAACTGGTCGAAGCGCAGAAGCAACTCGCCAAGGCCGTCGCGGAGAAGGAATCTCTACTGGAGAAGCTCAATGAAGCAGAGTCGACGCTTTCCGAGTATCGGGCCGTGGAAGAACGTGCGGCGAAAGGCCGTGTCATCCAAGAAACGGCGAAAGAAGTCCTAGGCAGCGGCATCAGCGACAAGCTGGTAGAGAGCCTGCTGCCGTTGGCGGATGAACAGATTCGAGAAGTCCTGGCTGAGATCAAGGCGAGCAAGGCCAATGTCAGCCAGCCGGAATCCGTGGCCTCTGCACCCGACAGCACGAGTGGCGCAGCCTACGCCAGCGGTTCTGCCCCCATTAACAAGATCGGTTTCCAGAACCGCTTCTAAGGAGTTTTGAAATGGCTTGCACTGCTACGAGTTCGGTAAACGTCGGACTGCGACGTAAATACGACCACGCCTACCTCGAACTGCCCGTGGACCCGGAATGGGGCATTCCCGTTCCGAACTGCTGGGTCTACCTCGACACGGTGACCAACTACATCCGCCCGTTCTCCTCGACCGATGAGGTGACGGACATCACGAACAGCCCCGTAAAGGGCGTCGTTCAGGACTTCGTTCGACCCGGTGTGGATCGCGTGCTGGTCGTCTGGACCTGCGGCGTGTTCCAGTTCAACATCTCGGCGGCTACTGAAGTCGTTGGCGGCGTCACTGGATTCATTCCGTATCTGGACGGAGCTGCCGTGAGCAACACCAAGTTCGCCCCCGCTGGCGAAGGTGACACTGCGATCTTGACGGCCATCCAGCATGGTCCGTGCATCTGCCAGTCGCAGTACTCGGATGCTTGCCAAACCGCAGGCGATGTTGCCTCGGAGAGTCCAACTACCCCACTCGCCATTGCCAACGTGACGAACGCGGTCGGCAAATTCTGCCTCTAGGAGTACAGCATGTCCAAAACGAATATCAACGACTTTTTGGTCGAAGGTTACCGGAGTGCTGCTCCGAACGGCACGGTGACCAGTCAAGAGCGTCTTCAGGAAGTCTTCCGCGATGTGGACAACCGTGCGTTGGACCGCGAGCTGGACTTTCAGGAGCTTGACTACAAGCACCTCTTCGAGCGGATCATGCCGAAGCAGGTCTTCGATCTGTTCAACTCCTCTGGTCGCATCCAGAGCAAGGAGCAGCTGAAGCCCCTCAAGGAATCGGCGGAAGCCGCCATCAAGGCGAGCTACTTCGATCAGTTCCTCGACCGCTGCGTCACCCGTCAGCTGTTGCAGTTCACCTGCGACATGGCCCCCACGCTGCTGCGTGGTCTGGTCACGCGGGTGGATGCCCCCTGCTCCAGCTACAACGACCGCAAGCTCTGCGAGTTCCCCATGGATCCCCCGCCGGATCTGTGCGGAAAGTCGGAGGAGGATGAGGAGCCAGCACGGTTCTACCAGCTGGGTCGCCAGCGTTGCTGGACGATGCCGAAGCCGAACTACGTCAGCTTCAGCTTCGCCCTCCATCGCAACCTCGTGTGCGTGGACCCCACGGGCGAGGTGCGTCGACAGATCGAGCAGCGTGTGCGCTGGTTCGATGTCATCGACGAGAAGAATGCCGCTCGGCTCATGTTCGACATCAAGGGTGCTGGCATGTGTCAGTATCCCTACAGCTACGACGGTACGACCTACTCGTCTGGCTACAAGGGTGCTTCTGCTGGAGC